TATTTTCCCTTATAGGACATCTAAATATTGATAATAAGACTCATAAAAGATATTTAGATGGCTGTTCCAGCAATTACTTCAATTCCGATGAGGAATGCCAATATTAATTTTGGCAATCTAGCACTTACCAATCAATATCAACTTTTCATTACAAATGGATGGGGCAAGGAAGAGAAAGGAACAACACCTTTTGTAAATTTTCTTACAAATTCTTTATATGGTATTAATTTTAATGCAGAATTTGGAAATACTTTAGGACTTCTATGTTCTGATGCTGTTTTACCAACGTCTTCTTATGCTACTAGTGAAGTAAAAGATAATTTTATGGGAGTCACTCAGGAATTTGCCCATACGAGATTATATACTGATATTGATCTAACATTCTATATTGATCGTGATTATAAGGTATTGAGATTTTTTGAGGGATGGATGGATTATGTTTCTGGTGGAGGTCCAGCACAGACTGCCAATGGAAATGCTTACAGAAGATTTAATTATCCAGATTACTATAAAAATAGTGAGATTTATATTAAAAAATTTGAAAAAGATTTTGCTGCCGATAAGAAAAGTATTAACTATCAATTAATTAATGCATTTCCAAAAGGAATTACAAGTATTCCAGTTTCTTATGGTCCTGCAGAATTACTCAAAGTTAGTGTTACATTTAATTATGATCGTTATATTGCAAAACAAGAGGGTGCAAGTAATAATTTAACTCCACAACAAAAATCTGATTTACAAACCGCATTAGCACAAGATGCTATTGTTCAAGCTCAGAATAATCCATTATATCGTGGTCCTGGAAGTTTTATTTACGATAAAAATGGAAAGGTAATTGGAGTTAGTGAATAAATAATCACAACTGAATTTCTATAGGTCATTATGCCTTTACCAAAGATTTCTACACCAACATATGAGTTGGAATTGCCTTCGAACGGAAAAAAAATTAAATATCGTCCATTTCTAGTCAGAGAAGAAAAGATTCTGATTATGGCATTAGAATCTGAAGATATGAAACAGATTTCAGGTGCTATTGTACAAATTCTTTCTGATTGTATTCTTACAAAAACTGTAAAAGTTCAGGAACTATCTACTTTTGATATTGAGTATCTGTTTCTGAATGTTCGTGCCAAGTCAGTTGGAGAATCGGTCGAGGTTAATATCACCTGCCCTGATGATGGAGAAACCACGGTTCAAATGGAAATTGATATTGATACCATCAAAGTCCAAAAAAATCCAGAACATACGAATATTATTAAACTAGATGATGTTCTTTCAATGAAACTAAAATATCCTTCACTGGACCAGTTTGTTGAAAATAATTTTGAGGTTGGAGATAGTCAAAGTGATGTTGATAAATCTTTGGGTATGATTAGTTCTTGTATTGATATCATTTATGATGCAGAAGATTCTTGGAGTGCTGCTGACTGCACTAAGAAAGAATTAGAAGAATTTATAGAACAACTCAATACTAAGCAATTTAAAGAAATTGAGAATTTCTTTACAACGATGCCTAAACTATCTCATACGGTAATAGCAAAGAATCCTAATACAGGTGTGGAATCTGAAGTTGTTCTGGAAGGGTTAGCAAGTTTTTTCAGTTGAGTATGGCTCATACTAACCTTGAGTCATACTATAAGGTTAATTTTGCCTTGATGCAGCATCATAAATATTCATTAACTGATCTTGAAAATATGATTCCTTGGGAAAGGGAAATCTATGTTTCATTACTACAGCAGCATATTGAAGAAGAAAACCTAAAGGCACAGCAATCTAGTGGCATCTAACTTCCCAATCTACAGAGCACCATCAATAGCGAAGTTAAATAAGAGAAACATTTCTTCTTCAGTACTTCGTGGTGCTTCTGTAGCATCTGCTGCACCAAAATTACAAAAGACTTCATTTAGTTTTATTAAACCAAAAACTAATGTAAATGTAGAATCTTTAGGATCTCAAGAAAGTATTACTAATACACTTTCAGAAACTAATAGAATTCTTGTTGAAATACAAAAGCAACTCTCTTTAGATTTTGCAACGAGAATCGCAGAAGAGAAAGCATTAGTTAAAAAAATAAAAGCAACAGAATCTAAGAAAAGATTTTCTGCAAAAGAAGCAGCAGTTGAATCTGCTAAAAAAATTGGAAGCACTTTAAATAACACTTTTGATAAAGTTATTGCGCCAGCAAAAAATATATTCTCAAAAATGGTTGAATTTTTTCAACTTATTCTCACTGGAATTGCTTTAAACGCAGCATTTAAATGGTTACAAGATCCTTCAAATAGGGCAAAATTAGATTCTGTATTTCAATTTATTGGCGATCATTGGAAAGAAATATTAGCAGTTTTTATTGGAGTAAAAGTTCTTGGAGTTCTCTATAAAATTTATAAAGCAGCAAAACTTATTAAATCAATTGCTGATGCGATAAGAAATAGACCAAATATTCCCAAAATTAATCAACCCCCGAAACTTCCTACCACACCAAAAAATCCTGTAAGATCTGCACCTCCAGCAAGAGCACCTCAGGCAAGAGCACCATCACCATCTCCATTATTGGGACCAAATGGAAAACCACTACCAATTGATCCTTTAAGTAGATATAAAGGTCCAGGATCAGTTCCTGGAAGATCTCCCTCCATACCAAAACCAGGTGAAGGTATAACTCCAAAACCAGGTACTGGTGTTCCTAAAATAATAAATTCTGGTGCATTAGGAAATTTATTCAAAGTTCTTAGAGTTATTGGTCTTGGATTCTTGATTGCTGAATTAAAATCTGATGCTGATAGGGGTGATTATAAGGCAATTGTTGTAAAACTATCGGCATATGGACTTGGATGGTTAGTTTCATCCCTCATAGTTGGAGGATCTGTTTTAGGGGCTCCAGAAACTGCGGGTGGAAGTTTAGCTGGTTTTGCCCTTGCTGCTGGTGCTGGCGCTGGAACAGATTTTGCAATAAGAAAAATGTTTGGTTATAAAGATGGGGGAACCATTAATGCAAATAATGGAATGACAGTTCCTGGAAGAGGATCTGGAATGATTGATAGTGTAAAAGCAATGCTTGCTCCAGGTGAAGAAGTTATTCGTTCAGCATCCGCAAATCTATTCAGACCAATTTTGAAAGATATTAATGAAAATGCTGGTAGATTGTGGACCCTGTTTTCTCAGGCAGTTACAAAATTAGTTTCTGTAACAGATTACCAAAAAGAAGTATCAAAACAATTCCAAAAAACAATAGAAACTTTTGATAAGTATTTGAAAGATGAAATTTTAAAGAAAAAACTATCCAAAAATACTAGTGGTAATGGTGGGCCTACAACTGTTGGATCTAGATCAACTCAACAAAAAGTTTCTGCAGCACCAAAAACTTATAATTATAATTTAATTTCTCAAGGAGATTCTTCTGCTGGTGGAATGACATTCTTACCAATGAACTTACCACCAATTAGATCAAAACCACCTGAAATTCCTGTTCCATCGACTCAGGCAACAGATGTTCCTATAATATCACCAATAAATATGGCAAATCCATATATGCATCTAACTCCAGAACTTTATGGAATATTTGTATAAGATATGGAAACTACACAAGCACAACAACTCAAATTAAATGTAACTAATATCAATAGTTTCCTTATTAACTCAAATAAGGAACTTAGAAGACTTCGTGTAGAAAAAAGAAGGTTATTTGATACTCAAGAAAAACAAATAAAAGTAAAGGAAAAAGAAGATAAAATTGAAAAAAAAGATTTTGGAATAGGATCTTCATTTAGTAAAATAAAAAATGCTGTAACATCTGGTGTAGGGGGCATCTTTGATAAAATAAAAGAATTTTTTGGTTTGATTCTTCTTGGAATTTTAGTCAATAATCTTCCTAGGATTTTATCACAATTAGAAGATTTTTTTAATAGTCCAGTCATTAAAACAATAGGATCTATTATAAATGTGATTGGTAATGGTATAATGACTTTTGCAAAAATTGCGATTGAATTTCCAAAATCTGCTCAGACTCAATTTTTAAAAACAAAAGATGATTTGGAGAAAAAGTTTGATGAATTGGAAAACATTTATAGTGCTCTTATTCCAGATTTAGAAAAATATAATCAACAAAAAAATGGACAGACTCCTTCTGCACCAACACCAACAACTACTCCAGTTAGACCAGGACAACCACTAAATCCACAAACAAATACAAGAATTCCTACAAGTCCTACTGCACCAGGAACAACTACTTTACCTGCATTTGCTGAAGGTGGTACAGTAAAACCACAATCAAATAAAAAGGTAACTTCTTCTGCACCAACACAAGGGGGAGGACAAACTGGTAGAGCAAAACAGGCAAGGCAGGCATCAGATCAAGGTTTTACTGGATTTAAAGTTGCTGTAGATAATATTAATGAGAATACAAAACTAGATGAAAATAATGCAACAGCATTTGAAAAGATGTCTTATAATTTTAAGACTTTAACCAGTCTCATGAGTGGTGAAACACCTTCTACTACTTCTGGTTCTGGTTCTATTGCAACTCCATCAGATGGATCCGAACCTAGCAGCACACCAACATCTGGATCATTATCGGCATTATTGCCATATGGAAAACCACAATTTACAAGTGGATATAAAACGACTTCTAGACCTGGACACCAAGGAATTGATATTGGAGTTGACGCAAATTCTCCAGTAATTAATACTCAAGATGGTAAAGTAGTTGATATTTATCGTTCATTTGGAGGACACGGTGATGCTGTTGTTATAGAATATAATGATGGATTTAGGGGAATTTATGGGCATATTAATGCATCAGTTAGAATAGGTGATCAAGTTAAGAAAGGAAGTACAATTGGAAAAGTTAAATACTGGCCAGGTGGGCACGGATATGCGGATAATACTCACTTACATTATGAAAGAGTAAATTCAAAAGGACAACATATCAATCCATCTGATTATGTAAATAGTTTAGAACCATCAAAAACAAATATAAAATCAGCACAAGTAGTTCCTTTACCAAAAGGATTGAATCTTGAGGTTGTGAGTGGAGGAAAAGGTGGTGGAAAAAATCTCTCATATAATAAATCAAGTATGGGTGGTAAAAATATTATGATTATGGCAATTCAACCAGTAGAAACTTTTATTCCTATGCCCTATCCCATACCAATGGAAAAAGAATCTAGCACACAATCTTATGAAAAATATAAAGTTTCATCAATATGGAGGGCATAAAATAAATGGCAAACGCATCATTAGCTTCAAATTATGAACATATAGTTATTGATAAAGGTGGAACTAGAGTAGATCTTAAACGTGGAACTACTAGTTTCGATTATTATGAGAGTATATTTTCACCACATATAACAGCATTAATGTCATTTGTGGATACTGGTGGATCAACAAAATTTAATCCAAAATATCAAAGTCAAAATAAATTGGGGACAATTTATGATGCCTTACCACTTACAAATAATGAAAAGGTGGAAGTTAAAATAAGATCTAAACTAGGAACACTGGATTTTATAAAATATCCTTTTTATGTAAATGGGTCCTCAAACCCACAAAAAGAATCAAACAGAGAGGCAGTCGCATTAAGTCTAATATCAAAACCAGGTAAAGATAGTATACAATCAACAGTATTTCAAAAGTATAATTCCAAAATTAGTGATTCTGTAAAACTGTTATTAAAATTTATAGATGTTCCTGAAAATAAAATTTATGCGATTGAATCGACGAAAAATTCATATAGTTTTATTGGAAATAGTAGAGAAGTATTTCAAAATATTATTGACTTATCACCAAAATCAATTCCTGAAAATGGTGATCCTGGATTTTTCTTTTATGAAACTCAAGATGGATTCAATTTTAGATCGATTGATAGTTTAATCTCTCAAGAACCAAAGGCAACTTACAGAAGAACTGATGTATTAACTTCTGGTGTAGAAGATGATAATAATGATTATAAAATTTTATCATCTACAATCACTCGCAATCAAGATTTAACTGCGGCATTAAAGTCTGGTGTTTATATTAGTAGAACAATTTTTTGGAATCCGAAAACTTTTGAGAGCACCGAAAAAATAGAAAAAATTAAATTAAAAAATTCTCTAGGTAAAGATGTTGAAGTGCCTGATGATCTAACGGGATTTTCAAGAACTCATTATAAAATTTTAGATATTGGTATGTTGGAACCTGGTGTTACTGGTGAAAAAAATAATTCTCCAGAAGAATATCAGGCAAAATCTTCTACGAGATATAATATATTATTCAGTCAAATTTTGCAAGTACAGGTTCCATGCAACCCAAATTTGAGAGCAGGTGATATAATAAAATGCGAATTTGAAACTATCACCCAAGATTCAAAAGTTCTTAATGCATCTCAAATAGGACATTATTTAATTGTAAATCTATGTCATCATTTTGATCCTTTAAGGTCATTTACTTCGATGACAGTTGTTCGTGACACATACGGAATATATACTAGTAAAAAGTAAAAATGAATATTGGATTTGTAGGGCAAGATTATAAATGGTTTGTCGGACAAGTTCCACCAAATCAACTTGCCAATAAAAAGGAAAAAGGTGCCTGGGGTGATCGTGTAAAGATTAGAATTCAAGGATATCATTCAAGAGGTATAGAAATAAATGATGATAACCTTCCTTGGGCAATCATCGCAAAACCAACTTCTCAAGGGAGTTATAATTATGGATCTACAGGTCTGGCTGGTGGTGAATGGGTGATTGGATTTTTTCTAGATGAATCTTGTCAAATTCCCGTTATTACTGCCGT